TGCTGGTGCTGGTGCTGGTGCTGGTGCTGGTGCTGGTGCTGGTGCTGGTGCTGGTGCTGTTGTTATTTTTGGTTGTGTTGTTGTACCGATTATTCCATTAATTTTGTCAATAATTTTTCCTGTTTCAATAGTCGTTGCATCGATTATTCCACCGATTGTTCCACCGATTGTTCCACCGATTGTTCCTGTTCCACTTGTTTCTGTTTTTACATTTTCTACCTTTGAATTATTTATATTACAAGATTGAACTACATCATAAGATGATTTACCATCAATATCTACATTTCCTGATTTATTTGACATATTACATATTTGTAAATTATTTTTTACTTCATAAGAATTAATAAAACGTGAAGTTATTCCTACTGCACAACGTTCGTCTTTATTTTGTGCCATAGTCTCTGCAGTTATTGTCATATTAGGATTTCCCTTATCAATAATTTTTTCTTTTGCTAATATATTCTGACTATTTAAACAATTGCAATCATAAAATTGAGAAGAAACTTTATTTCTAAATAAAATGGGGTCACCGTTAATATCAGGTTCATCATCATATGGACCATATCGTTTTTCATATTCATTAGTATAAGTAGCGCGTTTATTCAAAACGTTATGACAAAAATCTGAGTAGAAATTACGACATTCAGCTTTAGCTCTAAAATTAGATTTTTGTTTATCTTGAGATGATACTTCATTAAAATTACTTCCTTCAATATTACTACAAAGATTCGTCCAAGTATTAGTTTTATCATCCATAACTAATACTTGGATAGTTGTAGGATATATTTTTTTTGTATTTATATCATACATAGGTAATGAAATAGGCACCTGTTCTTGTTGTGTGCAACAAGCTCTTTTCTTTAGATAATTTTTAAATTTATCATCATTTTGAAATTTATGTTTATTTATTAAAAAATCTTTAATATATTTTCCTAAATCTGTATCATCTCTTAATATTCCACCATCATTTTTTAATTCATTACCCATATTAATATAATAATATTTAGATTTAAAAATTTAATTTTTATCTAAATCTTTTTAATATATGGGCGGTAAAACTACATCAGAAATTAAAACACAGATTAATAATGAATTAAGTATGAAAATTAAAAATATAACTAAAAATATTAGTAATATTAGTAATACATCTACATTTGAGTTAACACAAGAAATTAAAAATCAAGCTGAAGCATCTGTAGACACAAATACAATAGGTGCTAATACTATTGAAACAGGTGATATAGTAATAAGAAGAGGTTCTAAAGTAGATTTATCACAATCTGCAAAAATAAATGCAGTAAATAGTGCAATTATTAAAATATTAAGTGATGCAAGTCAATTACAAAGTAGTAGCAATAATATGGCAGATAAAATAAAAAGTAAAATAGATAATGATATAGCAGCAAAACAAGATGTAGCATTTTTGGCAAAAGTAGGAGAATATAATAAAAATAATGGTGGACCAGAAGCTTTGGTAGCATCATTAGCAGGTGTTGTTGAAAATTTTATTAGTAGTGTAACTGGTTCAAACAAATCAAGCGTAAATGAAACAAATATTCGAAATATAGTTAATACTGAAATAGAAAATCAAACTATAAATGAAACTAATATTAATAATGCAATTTCAACAAGTATAAAAAGTAATATGGAGCAATTAGGAAAGGCTTCTTGTAAAACATCAAATATTGCTGATAATAGATTAAAAGTGGGTAACATTATCGTCGATGATAATGGTGAATTGATAATTGATCAAATAATAGATATTAGCGCTTTTACAACTTGTATTATTGAATTAGACTTGGGTTCAAAAATTGCATCTACATTAACAAATGATTTTAAAGTAGATACAGACAATGATGGAAAAAATGTAGTAGGTGCAGATCAAAAGGGTAAATCAGATAATATAAAAGAAACAAAAACGGAAAAAGAATCAAGTATTATGAAAAGTATTGATAATTTAGTAAATAATGTAGGTGATGTTGCTGGTAGTTTTGTTTATGTTATTGGTGGTATAATATTATTAATAGTATTAATTATGGTAGCTCCATCTTTAATGGGTTCTGGTACAAATCAATCAACTAATTCATCTAGTGTAGCTCCTCGTGATTATGATGATGATGATGATGATGACTATGATGATGATGATTATAATCAAAGAGGAGGAGGAAACATAAGTAGTAATATTTATTTATTTGCTAGTTTTATTACAATATTTATTTTAATTAGTGATAAATCTTTACCATTATGTGGAATTTTATTAATAGTATTAATTTTATATTTAATGAATATAAAAAAATTAAAAAACTATTAATTTTAAACTATTTAAGAAACATTTTATAATTAATAGCAATAGCAATGGATATTAATTATAAAAAAGAAGAAAATGATATTAAATTAAAAGGAGATGTTGAAGGTATGTATTCATTATCTTATAAAGAAGATGCTGATACACTTTCAAATATTATAAAAGAAAAATTTGGAGATATTAAAATATTAGATGGAACATCAGGCATAGGAGGTAATTCAATTTCATTTGGATTACATTTTTCAAATACTATATCAATAGAAATAAATAAAGAACGATTTAAATACTTGGAAATGAATATAAAAGCACATAATATAAAATCAATTTTATATAATGATGATATGTTAAATCATTTAAATGATGATTATGATTTAATTTTTATTGATCCACCTTGGGGAGGCCCAAATTATAAATTAGAAACATCTATTTTATTATCTTTAAGTAATATAACATTAAAAGAATTAACCAAAAAAATAAGAATCCTTAATAAAATAATTGTTTATAAATTACCTTTTAATTATAATTTAAATGACTTTTCAGAATATAATTATGAAATATATTATATAAAAAACTATTTAATTATAATAATTTATTAATCATAACGATAATAGAAAAGCAAATATGCATTTCTATTTTGAATATGTTCTTTTTTAGTTAGTTGAATTGGTTCAGAACCATCATTAAAAAGATACCAATTATTATCCAATCTATTTTTTACTAATGATGTGTAGTGTCCTGAATTTGTGCCTAAATAACTAAATTCTTGATGTAAATTCACACCAATTAAATTATATTTTGATTTTTGAATAAAAGGACTTTTTATATGACAAAATTTACTCATATCTAAATTATATAGTGGATAATTAATTTTATTAATTATTTTTTTTGATTCACTACCAGAGAAACGTTTAATATGAATCACTAAAATTTTTGGGGTTTTCCAAAGAAGAGTTTGTTTATATCCCTTATTTTTAATTCCACACATTTCACAATTATACATATTATCGTTATCTAGTTGTTCTTCTTTAATTAATTCATCTAGGCAATCTATTAATAAAAATTCTTTTTTTGGATCACTAAATGGTATTGCAATTTGAAGAGTCGTAAATGGTTCAAAATTCATTGATATATTAGCACAACAACTACATTTAGTTTGAGTATAAAACATTCCATTAAACATTTCTTTCAATGGTGAATATTCGTTTTTTTGGAAAGTTTGCCAAGCTATATTTGCAAGTAGGTTTGTATAATTAATATTTTTTTCAATTTCATTAAATTTAGGAATAAATTCAACTTTTACACCAATTTCTTCTTCAATAGTTGAAATTAAAAAACTTAAAAATTCTTGAGAATCTTGATGATTTTCTTCATTCCACATATCATTTTTTTGTCCAATATTATGTTTAAAAGACGTTGGTGTGATTGCTATATCATCGTGTGTCATAGATGCATAAAATAGCCGAAATAATTCATAGATTAAACAATTTTTAATATAATTATCATCACCTTTACTTTTATATTTAAGTATATCAGAATAACTACAAGTATAAATAAAATCTGCAAAAATAGGAATTTGTTGTAATATATGTAAAATTGAGTTCATATAACATGTAATATCCCCAATATTATTATATCTACATATACCATATTTTATTTTTTCATAATCTTCTGATATCATTTTTAAATATATAATAAAAATTAAAAATTACTTAATTTATCAATTTTTTTTCTAATTTAAGATAATTATGAAATTTAATATAGATAAATTAATGGATTTAAAAAATCCTTCAGATTTAGATAATTATAAGTTAAACAAACCTATTTTTTATAAAAATTATCTTTTTCATTATTTAATAATGTTTGATAAATTAGAATTATTAAAATTAAATAAGCATCCTATTAACAAAGTAAATGAAGAAAATTTGGATGGGTTAATGTTAGCAGCTAAATATAATAATATACCTATACTTAAATATTTAATTAAAGAATATCCAGAATACGCGATAAAGCATAATTCTGAAGGATTAAATTTTATTAATTATATTAAAAATCCTAGTAAAATAATTAAATTAATAAAAGAGTTTCCTTATATTGATTGGGAATATTTATTTAAATTTAAAAATGAACAAAATATTACTTTTTATATGTTTTTAATTAGACAATTAAATGTAAAAAATTTAGAATGGTTTATATCAAAATATAAATTTAATTCATATTTTACATTAGTTGCAATAATTGCAAATAAAATATTAACTGATTCTGAAAAAATAAACATTTTTAATAAATTTACTGATAAAGAAATTAATACTAAAAATTTTGAAAATGAAGGGTTAATTATAAAATTAATAAATATGGAAGATACAGTATTAACTGAATATTTTGTTAAAAGAAATATTGATTTAGAATATATTACCAGACCTTATGAATTATTTTTATCACCATTTTTTTATTTGTATTCAAAAATAACATTAAAAGGATATAATGATTTTAAAAAAATAGAAAAAATATTAGAACTAATATGGGAAAAAATAAAGTTAGACTATAATTATGTAAATAAAAGTGGAATAAATTATGTTCAATTAGTTTTACAATTTAATTGCAAACATTGCAATTCAAAAATATTAGATAAAATTATAGATGAAATATTAATTAATAGTCCAAATGAAAGTTGGTTGCAATTAAATTTAAATAAAGAAACACCTCTTTTTTATTTAATAAAATATCCAATTAATAAATATTTTAAATATATAAAAAATAAAAAATTAAATGTAAAACAAAAAAATAATAATGGTGTATCTGTTTTAGATATTGCACCTGAAAAATGGGCGGAAGAATTAAAAAAATTAGATAATTTTAAATCAGAAAATATAGTTGCATTAGATTTAAATAAATATCAACATTATACTATATTTTCAGCTTATTCTACAGATATTATTCTTTATTTTATTTATTTATCAAATAAATATAAAAATTTATACATTCCAAAAGTATATAAAAATGAATTAAATAATATTGACAAAGATATTGAATATCCTTGGATGATATTATATCAAAAAGAAGTATCGTTTGAAAAAGGTAAATTTAAATTATATTCAAATCTAAATTTAAATATAAATAATATTAGAAGAGATAAAAAGTATGATTATGCTCTATTATTTTTAAGTCAATACCTTGAAAATAATTTAAAACATGCAAATATCATATTGTATGATTTTAAAAATTTAAGTATTGAAAGATTTGAACCATATGGTAGTGATGGAATTGAAAATGAAATAGATGATTTTTTAGAAGAAACATTAACTTGGAATACAGGTATGAAATATTTTAAACCTAGTAAATATTTACCAAAACCTGGTTATCAATTATTAGCAAATGAAAATGATTACAAAAATGAAAAAAAAGGAGATTTTGGAGGATTTTGTTTAGGATGGTGTATATGGTATGTAGAACATAGAATTAAAAATAATAATATTGATATAATAACATTAAATAAAAAAACTTTAGAAAAAATGTTAAAATTAGATGATTCATTGGTAGAATTTATTAGAAACTATTCAAATACACTTTATAATAAAAAATTACAAATAATTAAAAAAATTTGCAAGGATTATATTTGTGTTAAAAATATGTCAAATGTATATTTAGCAGAAGAATTATCAGATAAAATATATAATTATGCTAATAATTTTTTTAGTATTAAATAAATATTTTATATATTTTCAATAAGTGCTGCTATATCATCATCGCCATTAATTACTTTTTCTTTTTTATTTACAATTTCACTTTCCATTATAACTGTAGTTCCTATTTGTTCTGTAGTATTTATTTGAGTAAGCTGACCGTTTTTTGCAAGTCTTTTTTTATCATCTGGTGAAAATTTATGAATAATATAATACTTGTTTGATTCAATTGAAGATTGAAGAAGAACAAAATCACCTACACTTATTCGTTGTTTATTTGGACCTTTAATAAGACTTCCTGTTAATACAGCATTTGTTGTTGAGTTATCAAGAAATTTACATTCAAACTGATAAATTCCTAAATTACGCATAACCGTTCCATATTTTTCGTTGGGTCCAATTTCATTTCTTATTTGTTCTTTTATATTACCCTTGGTTTTATTATGTTTTTTTTGATGAGTATCTCCAACTGCCATTTATATATTTTTATATAAATATTTATTTAAATAAAGATTATTTCAATTTTTTAATTATGCAGAACACATTTCACATGATTCTCCATTTTCTGGTTTTTTAAATTTTTTTTCAATATTTTCATTTAATTTTTTAATATTTGGGTCGATAGTAATTTTAGTAGCATCTTCTGCTGGTCTTGTGCGAAGATAATAAATACTAGTTTTTAAACCATTTTCCCAAGCATACATATGAGATGAATATAATTTTTGATAATCAGGAACAGACATAAAAATATTCATACTTTGTGTTTGGTCAACATAAGGACTACGCGCAATAGCATTTTTAAGAGTCCAAATTTGTTTAATTTCCCATATAGTTGGATATAATTTTTTAATTTGTTCTGGTATTCCATTTATTTCTTGAATAGAGCCTTTATATGCAAGAATTAAATCTTTCATTTCAGTAGACCAAAGACCAATTGATAATAAATCATCCATAAGATAACTATTAACAACAGGAAAATCACCTGCTAAAGTTCTTCTTGTATAAATACTATTAGTAAACATTTCAAAACATTCATTATTACCTAAAATTTGACTAGTTGATGCTGTAGGCATTAAAGCAGTTAATTGCGAATTACGAACACCATAAATAGCAATTTCTTTTTTAAGTTCGTCCCATTTTTCTGTCATGGAAGGTTTAATATTACACATATCAAATTGTAATATTCCTTTAGAAAATGGTGAATTTTCAAATGTAGAATAAGCACCAGGATATTTATTATTATTTATTTCATATTTACATGGTATCATTTCATGATATAAAGTATTTAAATTTTTATCTTGTAGTTGAAAATTTGGATCATAAAATTCGGGAACTTCTACATTAGATTCAATTAATTGTTTCATTTTATCATGACGAGATTTAGCAATATCAACGGATGCTTTTAAACAAGCATAATAAATTGATTCCATCATTCTACCATTAAATACAACTGCTTCATCTGAATCAAAAGCAATTTTTAATGAAACAATTGCATCTGCAACACCTTGAATACCAATACCAATAGGACGATGTCTCATATTTGAATATTTTGTTTCTATTGTTGGATAATAATTTAGATCAATTACTTTATCAACATTTTTAGAAGCAATATAAGTTATTTCTTCTAATTTTTCAAAGTCAAAACTATTGCGAACCATATAAAATAGTTCATTAAAATTATTTAGTTTCTTATTACCATAGAATACAACAGGTAATTCTATTAATTCATTGTTTAATTCAAGTAAATCAGTTTTTTCTTCAAAATCCCACTTGTGATATTTTAAAAAGTTTCTAATATATCTTGAATTTTTACAAAGTGGTTTACTATAAAATATAAATTTTTCTGTAGGTTCAAATTTTTTTACACAAGAATTTACAGCTATTGATGCTAAATTACATACAGCATATTCTTTATGATCGGAATATAAAAGTATTTCAGCGCATAAATTAGATGATTTAATAGTACCAATATTTTGTTGATTTGATTTACGATTTGCAGTATCTTTAAATACAATATAAGGTGTGCCTGTTTCAAGTTGTGCTTCTAAAATTGCTTTCATTACTTTACGGGCTTCATATTTGTGTTTATATTTTTTTTCATCAACATATTTATTATAAAGTTCTTCAAACTTATAACCCCAAGAATCAGCTAATCCAGGGCATTCATCGGGACAAAAAGTATACCAATCACCGTCTTCTTGAACTTGTTTCATAAATAAGTCAGGCATCCAAATAGCTAAAAATAAATCACGTGCACGTTCTGTTTCTGCACCAAAGTTTTTTCTTAAATCTAAAAATGCAAGAATATCAGGGTGCCATGGTTCCAAATAAATGGCAATGCTTCCTTTACGCTTACCTCCCTGATTAATATAGCGTGCTATTTCATTATAGACTTTGAGCATTGGAATAATTCCAGAACTAGGTCCATTGGTTCCTCTAATTAAACTATCTTTAGCACGAATATTAGATACGTGTAATCCAATGCCTCCACCCCATTTAGAAATTTTAGATACTGATTCCCATGTATGTGTAATTCCTTCAATCGAATCATCTGTACCTAAAAGATAACAGGATGAACATTGACTTTTTTTATTTGCAGCATTAAATAGAGTTGGTGTTGCATGAGTGTAATAACCCATGGATAACATATCATATGTTTTTTTGGTAGCATCTAAATCTCCTTGATTTAAAAAAGAAGCAACTCTCAAATACATGTCTTGTGGTCTTTCAATAATGTCATCTTTAATTTTTAATAGATAAGCTCTTTCAAGAGTTTTAAATCCAAAATAATCAAAAATATAATCTCTATCATAATCAATTATAGCATTAATTTCTTTCTTGTTTTTTTTAATCCAATTTAACCATTTTTCATCAAACAAATTAAGATGTTTTTGAATTAAAATTATTTTATCAACAAAATAATTTGATGTTTTTTTATGTAAATTACTAACTAAAATTCTCCCCGCTAATTTACTATAATAATGATGTTGAGTTGATAGATTAACACAAATTTCTGCAGATTGTGTATCTAATTCATTAGTTGAAATACCACTAAAAATAGTAGCGACTACTTTTTGTGATATAAGTATTGGATCAATATAATCAGTTTCTTCTAATTTGATTAATTTCTTAATACGTGTTGTAATTTTATCAAATTTAATAACTTCTTGAGTTCCGTTTCTCTTTTTAATGAACATTAGTGTATTAGACATTATATTATAAATATCTTTTAAACAATTTTTTTTAAACTAGTTATATTTTTATAATATTTTTAGTTAAAAAATGTAATAAATAAATAATATGTATAATTTAAAAATCATTTGTAATGGTAAAACTATTATCTCTACCAGTATTTAAAACGGATGCTTTTTGATATTGAGTTGGTCTAGATTCAAAAAAGTTTGTTTTTCCTTCCATAGAAATACTTTCCATAAAATCAAATGGATTAGTTTCATTCCAAATTTTATTATAATTTAAAGATACGAGTAGTAAATCAGCTACAAAACGAATATATTGAGACATTAAATTACTATTCATACCAAGTAAAGAACAAGGTAAACTATCACAAATAAATTCACGTTCAATTTCATAAGCTTCTTTAAACATCGTATGAACTATATTTTCATCAATTCTTTCATTAAACATAGAATATAAAAGACAAGCAAAAGCGGTATGCATTCCTTCATCACGTGCAATAAATTCATTTGAATCACAAAGTCCTGGCATAACATTTTTCTTTTTTAACCAAAAAATAGCACAAAAAGAACCAGAAAAAAATACTCCTTCAACAATAGCAAAAGCGATTAAACGTAGCGCAAAAGATTCTCTTGATTCAATCCATTTATATGCCCAATCTGCTTTTCTTTTAATACAAGGATAATTTGTAATTGCATTTAATGCTTTTTCTTTTTCTTTATTATCACGAATTATATTATCAATTTGTAGTGAATAAGTTTCACTATGTATATTTTCCATCATTTTTTGAAAGTCATAAGCCATAATGGCTTCAGGAATTTGAACTTCTTGAGTAAATCTTTTACCAAGATTCATATTTACAATACCATCAGAAGCAGCAAAAAAGGCTAGAACCATTTTTATAAATTTTTGTTCTTCTATACTTAAATTTTTAAAATCATCATAATCTTTAGATAAATCTATTTCTTCAGCGGTCCACGAGGAGGCCATCATTTTTTTATAAAATTCCCATATTTTATGATATTTAATTGGATAAACAGTCAATCTGTTATTTTTGGGGTCAAGTATAGGTTCCATTATATAACTAAACCTTTATTTTAAATTTTATAATATCAATTTTTTTAAATTAAATTTTTTTAAACTTTATAAAAATTATGTAAATTATTATAATGAGTTTTATAAACAGTTCACAAAAACCTAATCTAGTAGAAATTAAAATAATTAAAAGAATTAATAAAGTTCAAAAAATATTAGAAGAGCAAAATGTATCTTTTATCCAACAGTTAACAAAAAATTTATTTAATATTATAACTAAAAATATTGGAAGTTTTATTGTAATTATATTATTGATTATTTTATTATATTATAGATATATTGAAGTTCAAGAAAAAAAAAAAATTAAAAATAAACAAAAATATATAATATAATTTAATTTAAAGAAAACATATTGATTATTAATTAATGGAAATTGATTTTTGTGTAAAAAATTACTTGGAAAATTACAACTTATTGATTGAACAACTTGCATTGTTATTTGATGAAAAAGAGATTAAAGAATATATTTTAGTTTTAAATAATGAATCAAAAGATAAGAAATGGTTACGTGGTGTTAAATTTCAACAAGAAATTTCTAATGAATTATTTGATACATTTTTAGAATCTAAAATAAAACTTTTTTCTCATAAAGATGAAAAAACTAAAAATATTTCAGAAAGTTTGTTTGGTTCTGAATTATCTTTAAAAAAAATTTTTAATAATCGTGATAATAATACTAAATTTATTTTATGGGCTTATTTACATCTAATTGTTTTAATGGTTGAATTAACACATAAAAAAAATAAAGACAAAATTAAAAAATTAACTAAATTAATTAAAGAAAATAATGATTTATTAGAAAAAGCTAAAAAAAAATCCGTAAAGCAACAAAATAATGTAAAAGATCCAAAAAGTATGCTAAAAGATATTTTTAATGTTGATGTAAATGATGATACAAACGACATGTTAAATGATATCGTTAAATCATTTGAATCATCATTAAATAATCAAACTGGAAATCCTTTATCAGGTATTTTTGATATCAGTAAAAAAATTTCATCAAAATATCAAGATAAAATCAATACTGGTGATATTGAATTAAATAAATTAATGGAAGGTATTCAAAAAAATATTCCTGGTATGGATGAATTAATGAAAAATGGTTTAGATAGTTTAGATGGTATAATGGGAGGCAAAGAAGCAAGAAAACCTAAAGAAACAGTTATTATTGATGAAAATTTTTCTACAGCTAATGTTGAATTAGGAAAACAAAAAGAAACTAAAAAAGGATTTAATATTGGTAAAATGTTAAGTATGGCTAATTCTTTTGGTGTATTAGGTGGTAATAATAAATTAGGTGATAATAATAAATTAGGTGGTGATAATCCAATGGATAAAAATATAAGTGAATTATTTGGTATGATTTCATCGATGGGAAATTTAGATAGTAAAGAAAATATCGAAAATCTAAAAAATAAAATGGATGAATTTTTATCTAATCAAGGTATTGATATTAATAAATTAAATTCAGAAATTGATACAATGATGGAACAAAGTAAAGAACAATTTGACATTTTTAATAAAAAATTTAATGAAGAAGAAAAAGCAGAAGAAAAAGCAGAAGAAAAAGCAGAAAAGGAAGCAGAAAAGGAAGCGGAAGAGGAAGCAGAAGAGGAAGCGGAAGAGGAAGCGGAAGAGGAAGCGGAAGAGGAAGCGGAAGAGGAAGCGGAAGAGGAAGCGGAA